CCATAATTCAGCCCCCCAACTTGTTAAGAAGGGAGACAGAAGAACCTTCTGTAGGACGATAGGTATTCAATCAGTTGCAGACGACAAATCGAATGAGTGAAGAGAGATCGAAGAACGAGTTGTTAGCTCTTTCTTCTCCTTCCATTCAAACAGACGATATATCGGCTGTACCTGATCAAATGTACCGTCCTGAGGAATTAGGGACAATAGCTCAAAGATACGCCGATGTAGCTTATCAAAGAGCCACTGAGTAAATGGATCCACCATAGCAAACACTCTCACTTTACCCGCAGGTTCCTCTTTGAACCCCAACCGACCTAAGTGGTTCGTTGCCACGAAGGGACACCCAGGAGAGTCAGGAGCTAAAGGTAGGGAATCTTCCCATACCCATAGCCTCTGACCCCACTGTTCTATACGGTTAATAACCCATAGCGAGTTGGTCATCTCACACCAATTCCGCAGAAGCGGAAAAAGTGGAGAGTTCCACCAAGCATAGGCACTAGCCAATAGAGCAGCGGGCGATGTCGCCTGAGCCCCTCCGGGTACGTTTTCACCGCGGATGGCTGGAGAACTCTTAGAAATCATAAAAGGTAAAGCTTTGAGACCCTTCATGAACGACAATGGAGACCAATCCTCATTTCGAACTCTGCCCATCAACGCTTTCCCAAAGCGTTTAAGAGCATAGAGGAAATGAGTGCTTATGAATTGACTAAATTCATAAACCAATTGAGGCTCCATGGTAGTTCCGTCAGAGATAGAATTTATCTTCAATTTTGGAGGACAATCTAATACTCTATATAAAGAGAAGATGGTCAACCAAAATCGAATGGTCCATTCGTCCCCCTGACGTATCGCACGGCGATGAATAGCCGGGATAATTGAAGGGCACCCACTGTGGGTCCGACCGATTCTTGCTCCGAATGGAGTAAGATCGTGTAGTCTCTGGCCCCCTATATACTGCTGAAGAAGAGAGTAACATCCTTTTAAGTACAAGACTAAAAAGGTGCTACCCCCATCTTTTCGCAATCTATATAGAGAAGCTAGTGTGGTAAGGCAAACCTTGACGACTGATAGGTTAACTCTCCGTCCCAGCAAAGAAACCATACTAAGTATGTGTTTCAGTGCTGGTCGCCCAAGTTTTACCTTGAGCATGGCATTAAGAGACGCAAAAGAGCTTAGCAGCCGACTCCATGCACGGCTAGGCATTCGCTTAGAATTGTGTATGGTGAAGACTGTTGAGTTCTTTTGTTATTCATAGAATCGTCTCTTAAACTTCGGTTTCCCTTTCGGGGCCGCAGCCAGCCTTGGAAGGCTTTGGAAGAGGTCCAATCAGGCTTATCTTGCCTTATCTCACCACATCCTACCCCCCCTCTCCTTCACAGGAGAATTGGGAGAACATGGATCGACCGACAAGATACCTGCCACGCGTAGCCCCTTTGAGGTACTTTTCCTCTGGGCCTAAGGGCTGTCAACCCCAGGTTGCCAGTGCCTTAAGCGAATAAGGCAAGGTCATCCTCCCCCATCAAGTCTACGCGCGTCCAAATGGTACGTTGGGTCAAACCCCAGATGCGAGCACATATGATGCACTCCCATCTGAAGTTCGCCATCCGGCGACTTTCAGATGAGCAGGGAGATTAC